GCCCATATCACTCTGACGAAGTGATGTAAAATCCACATGCCTATTTTTCGCATTTATGCCCCCTGTTTATTCATCCACGGCAACTCTTTGATTTTGTCTGCCATATCTTTGCTGCTTTGTGCCATTCCGAAGCCGATAAGTTCTCCCATCGCCGATTCTGATTTCATGACATCTGAGAATCCGTGACAGTGATTGACAGTGAGGATCTCTTTGATCCGAGGATTGCCCTTGTAGTCACTGATCACAGACAGCAGATAATCGACTTTCATTGACGTGCCGAGAAGTGAGACTGCATTTTCATAAAGTGCTTTGTGCGTGAAGTCCTGATTGAACACTTGTTTGAAGTGTTCACAGAAATTGTCATACTGCATGTCAGAGTATGAAGCAGTCAGCTGCTGCGGTTTTTCTTCCGGCACTGCTGCTTGGTAGTCGTTTTCGATTGCCTTGATAAGCCATGCTCCCGGATTGTCAATGTTTTTTTGTTTCTGCAGCAAGTCAATCTTGCTCTGAATGTATGCGACATCATGCCTTGCAAGTATTATCTCCGCCTTGATGTCAGTAATGGCATAAGTCTGAATCAGCGTGTCACGCATTTTGGCTTGGTCGTCGAGTAGGGCAGATGTAGCCTTATCCGCCTCTTGCTGCTGCTGAGTGTCGTAGTCGATAACATTGTCATCGGGATCGAATGCCGCATCTTCGTCAATCAGGATTGAGTTTATATCCTCGGCAGAGACTTCAAGAGGCGGTGAGGCAACGTCAATATCAAGACTGTCAAGAAGTGCCATAGCACCTGCAATCTGCTCATTGCTCATATTCTGCAATCCGTCACAATCTGACACACTTTGAGATTGTGGAGAAGAAACATCAACAACAACAGCATTCGCAGTATTAATATTATTATTATTTATTTTGTTGTTGTTTATTTTATTATTATTTATTTTATTTTTTTCTTTTTTATTTTGGTTTGCATTTGCATTGCAAGTGCATTCCGCTTGCACATCCACTTTTTCATTTTGCATATTCACCTCATCTGCATTTGCATTGCATTTGCATTCCGCTTGCATATCATCTTTACTCAATGTTTCAATAACATTGTTGATGTTTTCGGGAAGAATGCCCGTTTGTGTTTCTTCCTTATTAATATCCTTGTTATTATCTTTGTTATCGCTGTTATTATCTTTGTTGTTGTTACTGCCTTTGCCTTTCGGTGTCTTGTCGTCTGTGCGTTTGTTCCACCGCTGATTTGCTGCCGACTGTCTTTTGTCCTGCTGCTCCACAAATGCCTGAATATCTTCTACCATTCGCTTTGAATAGATCTTGCCGTCCTGTTCGATAAACAGCTTGATATTGATACAGTATTCGACGAACTCTTCAATATTTTCGATTTGTTCCCAATATGCAATGTCTTCGAGGTCGTCCCTCTCTATGCAGCCGTTGTTGTTGTGCATAAGCTCCAGCAGCAGCCAATATTTGCCATATCCGGCAGAGCCGAATTGCCGTCGGATCTTACGCATCTTGTCGTCATTATGTGCGTTGTTGTCATGGTCGAAATAATACATTCCTTTCATCTTGTCACTCTCCTTGTCTCCTTGTTGACTTAAAGTAATACTTTAACCTCTTGAGCAGCTTTGTCAGTCTGCTCTCACGAATATGATGAGTCGCTCTTGTTATCCGAAACTCGTCCATTGTCATCACATCCATATTCTTTGATTTTGCCATCGTGTACCTCCCGGAAGATGAGATCGGGATAACGATGCAGGAATAATTTAAGTTTGATTGAATATTCCTTAGTCCGAACGCCTTTCACATCTTCTACAACTGTCTTGCCGTTCTCGGTGTAGCGAAAATCCGCAATGTAACACACTGCACGGATTTTATCACCGCCTCTAATAAAAGCCGGTAGTAATTCAAACTTTGGCCGTAATTCCAAAGAATGAATTAAACCAGCCTTAGACATAAGGAAAAGTTGATTATACCTAAGCATCTCTGCTTTGGAGTCGAATGTAATGTCGTGACAAGTGCGTAGTTCTCTCGCGGCAACTCCGTATTTATTTTTGGCGGAATGTCGGCGGCGAGAATGCCTTGAATTATAAAAGCCTCGTTGCTTCGGCATAAAACTCTCCTTATGCAGTCAGCAAAGAAACGATAGCCGCGGCAGCCCTCAAATTCGTGTGTGAAGCAAATTCGAGTTTATGCCGCTGTCGGTCGATACTATTATCGTAGTATAAATCTCATAATATTAGATTTATACAACTTTGTCAAGTGTAAAATTGTATTAATTTAATTTTTTTTATTCGGAGGTAAAAAAATGAAGGAAATGCGACCTTGGTCGGAAAAACTTCAAGCAATAATTGATGTTTTGAGGATTAATCAGAAAACTCTTGCCGATAAAACCGGACAAACAGCTCCGTATGTCAGCGAAATATTAAAAGGTAAAAATCAAAATCCATCTGCAAAGTTTCTGTCGGCTCTTGCACATCTCGGCATAAGCTGCGAGTGGCTTTTGAAAGACGAGGGCGATATTCTGCTGCCGCCCAATATTATCGGCATACCGCTGTATGACATTCAGGCTTCGGCAGGAGCAGGCAACCTTGTAGACTTCTTTGATAATCCTGCCGTTATTACATGGTTGGATATTCGGGCGGAGATCGTCGAGCGTTACGGCGGTCGTCGTATCGGTGCGGTCCGCATTCTCGGTGACAGTATGATGCCGACTTATCACAGCGGCGATGTTGCGATATTCGCATTTGATTTGATTGACGGTGACGGCGTGTATCTGCTCGGACTTGACAACGCTCTGTTTATCAAGCGGCTTCAGTTCTATCCTGAGCGTAATCAGATCGTCATTAAGTCCGATAATCCGGCTTACGAGCCGCGGACAATCGACGCTGCCGCCTGTCAGGTCTATTTCAAGATTATCGGGCGTGTCGTCGGCACATATAATTGGAATTAAATATTATATTGAAAGATTATTGAACAGGATTTGAATATATGTTGAAATGCTCACCTCTCGGGTAAGATTTTATTATTGTAAATCATCTTCACACAATGATTTACGATAACAAAATGCCTGTCAAGGGCAATTAACTCTCATTTGTATGCACTTTGTATCGGTTTTGTTCCGATTTTGTAACTCTTTTGTGCTTACTTTGGGATTACACAATATTCCGACCTGTTCAAAGTCTCACAGATTTAATGCTATATTTGGAGATTTGAACATGAAACTTTATCAAAGAAACGGCACTTATTATGTGTCAAACGGAAATCAGAAAGTATCATTATTCACTGACGACGAGCCGATGGCAAGACAGATCTATGCCGATTTGGTTAAGTCTATCGTAATGCAGAAACTGAATCTCACCATATCAATAGGCGGAGTAACGGCAGCAGCAACTGTCAAGAAAAGGAAGAAAAGACGAGTGAGAATAGAGCCTATTTATGCCGATTATTTGCAGTCATGCAGGCTTAGGAATGTCACTGAAAATACGATGTTATTCAAGAAAAACACATTGGAGAAAATGCTCGACGCAGGGATTAAATACATCTCTGACGCAGATCAGAAGCATGTCAATAAATTCATCTCACTTGTATCGGTTTACGCTCAAGACACACAGCGGAAATACTTTACTTCATTGCTCTCATTCCTGAATGCAGCTGTCAAAAAAGGCTATCTGCGAGAAAGACAAGTCAAGGGATTGGAGATACCGAAGACCAAAGACAAGGTAAGGGATTTGGTTATAACGGATGCGGACTTGAAGAAAATATACGACTATCTGCGAGACAAAGATCCTGACTTTTACTTCTATCTTTTGACACTCTACAACACATTCAGCAGACCGGGTGAAGTGATTGAATTACAGGCAAAGGACTTCAATCTTCACGACCGATACGCAGATGTATGGCAAAACAAGACGCAGAAAACCAAGAGAGTGTATCTGTACAAGGAATATTGTGCGGAGATCGCAGAATGGCTGGCGATGAAAGGCAATGACTATCTGTTTGAGGGCAGAAATGCCGGAAGCGAGTTTTATGGCAAGAAGTTCAGCAAATTGCGAGACAGGCTGAAGATCAATCCGAAATACACCTTATACACATTCCGTCATACAAGCATAACAGAGCTGATGAATAAAACGAATGATGTGGAATTCGTCGCACGACAGGCAGGCAATAATCCTGAGATAACGATGAAACACTATATCAATCGGCACAGTCAGCATTATCTCGATATGATGGATAAAGATTGAATAGCATTTTGTATTTCCCTCTCAGTAAAACGAGAGGGCTTTTCTTTTGGATATTTGTGTAGAAAATAATCTGTTATTTCGTTATTATTGAATCTCGGATTTGATTTGATTATATCTGCAACCGTTGCAACAATCTCCAGCTGATGATCTGATTCAATCGAATTAACATACTCTGTAGCGGTCATAATAGGAAGCGTAAATCTTTCAAATACGCTCTTGATTTTGTCGCTGATGATATTGTTATATGCAATCTGTTCGGCCGAAGCAGTATCGACATTGTAGTAACTCTGAAATGCTTTTATGTCTCTGCTCAAAATATCTATCGAATGTGCATACGGTCCGAATTTGTATTGCTCGAACTTAAAATAATCTTCTCCGGCAAAAATATTCATAAAAAATGCCGCTTTTTGCAGACGAAGTTTGGAGAATTTATTGGGATCAAGTTTTTGTTTTATCTCCATTAAAATCAAATGCGATAATTTAAGCTGAGGAGCTGCCGCTTTCTCTACAGAAACATTTTGAGACGGCTCTATAACAGTAATGTCAATCGATAAATCCTTGAGGCTGTCGCATATCATCTTCTTGACAATATTCCAATTCAGACCACCGTTGCCGCATCCGAGCGGCGGTATCGCTATCGAGGTTACATTATTATTGATTATCCCCTGTTTTAATGCCGATAGTCCGCTTTCAATGAATGAATATTGCGACTTTTCTTTCCATTTATCTTTGGTCGGGAAGTTGGCGATGAGTTTGTCTTTTTCTCTGAAAAACAATATCTTGCCAATGCCGAATTTACCTGACTTACACTCGGCGACATAATGTTTGTTGTTATTCGGGAAACGCTGCTTGAATTGATATGCAATACCCTTGCCCATATACCCTTCACAGTTTACGGTATTGACAAGACATTGTGCAGAAGATGCAAAAATATCACTGCTGTCAAATCTAATCATATCTTCACCTTAAAAGAATGTATCATTTGACCATATCTCAAACGGATAGTTACCTATAATCGATGTCGCTAAATCATCGACAAATATCCTGCTCTTTTCGTCTTTTACAAAAATACAAAAAAAAGCACTGTAATATAATGGCGATACTGCAAGACACTCAGCCATACAAGCATTTTTACTTTCATTATCATTGAAATTGCGTGTTTCAGCTGCAAGCCAATTAATATTTTGCATACCGATTGACCAATCGTATACACCGGCATTAGCCGACAGCGGATGTGCCGTGCAGATCTGAAATCGGCTTTTTTGTGCAAACTCTCTTGTAATAGCGATAAAACAAAAGTCTTTGCTCGGATTGTTTTTGATTACCGCTCCGGCAAAAGGTGTTTTCTCGAAGAAATGAAAAGGAATATAATTATCGATATGAAGCTCTTGTCTCTTGCCAACGATTTCTTTATCTGCTATGTCTGTCAGAAGTAATCCTCGCCGAATCGCTTCATTCCGAGATAAAAGACCATATTGGAAGATATTCGGCAGATTGTCAAGAGCCGTCATGTGATATAAAAGTTTATTGTCTTGTATTCGCTTTGCCATAATATACTCCGTCTATTATCAAATTTACCACATTCTCCCCGAAATTTCAATATAATTTTACACTAAAAAATAATAAATAATATTTTCAAAAAAATTCCTCAAAAAAACTCCCTCTCGTAACTCCGCTTGCCGCCGTGAATTGCGCAAAATTATCTAAAAAAGTTGTATTTATACAATTTTTTACTTGACATAATACCGATAAAATTGTATAAATACAATATAAATTAAATAAATACAAAAATCGATGAGACCGATTTTGAAACATGACACGATTTTTTATCCTTGTGGATATTTAAGTAAGTTATTACGGAAAACCGTCTGTGTTGGTCTCATCTTCACAGGCGGTTTTTTTATTGTGCGATGGCTTGCCACACATTGCACGCTTGCGGTGGACAGCAACACACCGCATAATTGCAGCGGTCTAGTCCCCACTGCATTGCCGCAGCATTCAACCCTGCGGCTTTATATGAATGTTCTTTTGGCGTGAACATACCTTGCGGTAGCGGGAGAGAATCCCCTCCCCAAACAGTGATTTGCCTCAAACGCTGCCGCTTTTATTGGACAAAGACTGCGATAGCAGGTCGGGATATATGTGTGAGTGAAGAGAGATGAGAAGGAGTTACAAATGACCAAGAAAAAAATCAGAGTGGCACTTACCGCTCAACCGAGAAAGCCGGAGAAAAGACTTCGCCACATTTGGGTGATTGACAAAGAGTGTGTGAGAATGGATGTATCAGCATGGGAAGACTTCAATCGGATATGTGACATTCTTGACGGCAAAAGGGGGCAGTTATGAGTGATAATGCAGTAACTATTAAGAATGATAATGCGGTTGTGCAGATTGACTATGTTGAGAAAGCAAAGCGTTATCTCCAATTTACAGGAGTAAAACTTCCCGACAAAGATTATGGCACATTCCTTGAGATTTGTCAGGCAATGGGACTTAATCCATTCCTTAGAGAAATCTACGCCGTAACATACAAGGACAAATACGGCAATGTTCAGGCAAGCGTAATCACAGGATATGAGGTGTATATCAAGCGTGCAATGCGGACAGGACTTGTTCAGAATTGGAAAGCATGGACAGAAGGAAACAAGAAAGACGGCACACTCAAAGGGTGTATTAAAATCAAGCGTGCCGATTGGACAGAGCCGTTTTACATGGAAGTGTATTTTGACGAATACGACACAGGTCGAAATCTTTGGATCACGAAGCCAAGAACTATGATTGAAAAGGTTGCGATTGCACAAGGCTTTCGCCGATGTTTTCCGGAAGAAATGGGCGGTATGCCATACACTAAAGATGAGATGGGCGTTGTGACAAGAGTTATTAAGACAGCCGACGGCTCAGAATGTGAAGTTGTCGATGAAGAGCAAATGCAGGCTCAGCCACAGCCACAGCCACAGCCACAGGCTCAACCGCAACCGCAACCTCAGCAGCAGGATACGGCAAAGCAGATTGGTGAAGCGATTACACTTATTTGGCAGACTGTCAATAAGCATAATATGACAGAGAATGATGTATCATATCTGAGAGGCTATCTGTCAGACAAAGCGAATCACACGAAAGTGAAACTCGGACAGATACTGACTTGGGTTCAGCAGAAGCCGTTAAAGAGTGCATAAGATTGTCCGTTGGACACTCCTGATAATTTATTATTTTGAAGGATCTCGGCGAGCGTGAAACATCGCCGAGGTTTTAATGAGGATGAGGGTAACAGAATGACATTATATGAGATAACAGGTGATTGGAAAGCATGGGAAAAACTCGTAGATGAGGTTTATTCCAAATGCGAGGAAGAGTCAAGAGCACCAACAGATACTGAGATGATGGGATTGCTTGATTTCCGCTCGGAGAATGAAGTCAATCTCGACCATAAACTTGAGAATATAACGAAGTATATCAAGAACTGCAGCTCTGATGCAGATGAGATTGACGCAGAGATTAAGCGATTGCAAAAGAAGAAAAAGGCGAAGGAGAACCTTGCAGACAACTTGAAGAATTATCTTGACTTCACTTTGAAGTCACTCAAGATTGATAAGCGAAAGGTTGGGGTGTTTACTCTGTCAATACAGAAAAATCCGCCTTCGCTTGAATATGAGTTAGAGAATGTGCCGTCAGAATGGCTCATACCGCAGCCGGCAAAGGTAGATGTTGCAGGTATCAAACAGGCGATGAAAGACGGTGCAAAGTTTGATTGGTGCGAATTACGAAGCACTGAGTCAATCAGGATAAGGTAATAGGTCATAGTGCGTTGCACGACTCCGTTTATATTGGAATTCCGGAAAGAGGAAACTTATTTAAGTGAGGTATAAATATGAGTAATATCAATTGTGTAATCTTAACAGGCAGAATAAGCAGTGACTTAAATCTGCAATACACACAGCAGGGAACGGCAATGCTCGGATTTTCCCTTGCAGTGTCGGAATATTCCAAAAAAGACAACGGCGAAAAGTCGTCATTCTTCTCTGTTAAAGCATGGGAACACACTGCCGAATTTGTGCAGAAATACGGAATGAAAGGTCAGCAGGTCACTGTATTCGGCAAGCTGGTCAAGAATGAATGGACTGATAAGACAGGTCAGAAGGCTCACCGATACGAGATATTGGCAAGCACTATCGAACTCGGAATGCCGCCGAAGTCAGCGATGAACGGTCAGCAGAATGTAAATGCTAATCCGTATGCTCCGAACGGTGTCAATCCGCCGCCAAATCCGCAGCAGTATCAGCCACAGTATCAGCCACAGCCGACAAATCCGCCGACTCAGCAGTATCAGCAGCCGACACGGCCGAATTATCAGCAGAATCAAGGCACGCCATTTACACCGCCGCCGAATGATCCGACAGCTGCCGCAATGGCAAGCATGGGAGCGACTGAGGTAGATCCGACATTATGGCCGAATGATCCGTCGATACCGTTTTAAGCAGACTCACAATAATATACGCCGCGGTACTCCTAACGCGGTGGTGTGGGTGGGTGGGATATTTTTTGAAAAGGTGGTTGTTATGGATAAAGCCAAAGACATAAACGGTGAAGGACTAATCAGACTTGAGTATTACTTCACTAATAACGGATGGGAAGCAACGAAGAAACACTACGACTTGCCGTCTGAGATTCTGAAATATTGGCTGTCACAGATAGGATTCAGAATATGGAAGTCCACGATTGACAATACCAAATGCTTTTATCGTGAAGATCCGACGGCAACGATATGGTATGGCAGAATCAATAGTGCCAATGAGTTTGGCAGTTCTACCGAACAGGGCAGAAACGAATATTATAAGTTTCGGTTGGCAAGAATAAGAGAGAAGCGACAGTTAGAACAAGCGATGTAATAATGGGGGGGCAAAATGGAACTGTTAAATCAAAATGACAAAAAATGGGGAAAAGAAATTATTGGTAAGTCAGGATATTCACTCGCAAGCAGCGGCTGTGTGATAACATCGCTCTGCAATTGTGCTAATCTGCATGGTGCGGATTGGACTCCTGATGACTTGAATCGGTCATTGTATAATCATAACGGATTGACAGTGACAGGATTGGTTGTTTGGGATGTAGCGGAGAAGATACTCGGATGTCATATTGATCCGAACTATTATCTTGTTAGTAATGGCAAGGTCGTCGCTAACGGTCAGCTGACATTCGGCGGTGTGGCTCAGTATATCGGCAGATATACCAATAAAGGTGTCGGTCATTTTGTCAATATCCTCAGCAAGAACGGTGATTATTTCGTCATATATGACTGTTACTACGGCGAGGCTATTGTCAAGCTGAGATCCGAGATTAATAGAGTTGTGAAAGTATGGTGGTAACTATGAATGTCAAACAGTGTGAAAAGTGTCAAAATGTTTTGCGATGTGCAGCAGGGCTGCCGCCGTATAACGAATGCAAGAATGGTGAGAAATACACGGAGAGGAAACGGTAACAGGTAAAATGCCTTGTCCGTATGGACCGGCTTAGATTTATTTATTAAATCTACTACTTCTTTAATGTCTCTTGTCGTCTCGTACCGGCAAGAGATTTATAAGGGTAAAGAAATGGATTACAAGAGGATTAGCACAGGCTTTGTGCCGGTTTGCAGAAATTGCGGAAATCATCTCGGAGTTATCTGCGACAGTGAAGATGAAGCTCGGAAATATTCCGTCAGTCATCCTTATTGTGCCGCTTGCTTAGAGAGCAACAGTGAAGTGCAGCTTGCCGCTGAAAGTATGAAAAGCGAGGCAGAAAAACAAGATGAGGTTAAGCACGAAGCATATTGTCAGCACTTGGACGAAAGAACAGACAAGTTTTTGCAAACTTTGCACGACGCAAGTTTTATGTATCACAATCGAGATGAGATTGCTTGCTATACAGGTTATTCGTATTTTGGAGCAATTCTGCAAAGGTTGGGTCGTCTCGGATATAAGAAAATGTTTGAAGAAGTGCAGGACAACGGAATGGTGCGGCTTGTTTATCAATGTAATCTGCTTGACATTAAAGATGAGCTTGTTTTCACGCTTAAAGGTTACAGAGGGAACTCCGGCGGAGCAGTAAGGAAGATACCACCTTATAAGTATAGAGAGGTGCTTGACTTCATTATCGAAAACGGAATAATGGCAGCTACCGAGCGTTACGGATATGATAAATGTTCTTATCGGTGCTTTTATCCAATCCTTGAATGTTGTGGTTTCAAATATTGGAATCCGGGAAGATACAGATCGGGGCTGTGGTATAAGGGAGACACTGTTATTTTGCCGAGAAACACTGACGCAAATAGGCTTATGGCAGAGTTCAACAAATGGAAGCAACAAAATGGGAGGGGCGACAATGGGAGACAAGAAGAACGAGTATATGACACTTGATGAGTTTAGGATTGGCAGAGCAAGCCGATATGTCAATTCATCGGATTCGGTTTTTGAGATGATAATGTCTGCGTGGCGGAGATTGACAAGCTGGATAAGACGAGGTGGCAGCGATGAGCATAAAGCAGATAATTAATATTATTGGTCTTAGCGTGATAGCTGCTCTGATAATCACTGTTATCGTGCTAAGCTGCATTGTCAGCAGTCAGAGTAAAGAGATTGCGATTATCAAGAATGACAGAAATTATCTGTCACAGACAATTGATAAGCTGAAGAGCGAAAGTATCAAACAGCAAGAGATACTCGATGAGCGAGAAGAACTGCTGCAGGAAGTGAAACAAGCTCGAACTCTTAAAGAATATTTAATAGTTTGGGAGAAGGTGAACAGGAGTTTGAAGTGATAGATTTGAATGAGATTGCAGAAAAGAATTATCTCAATGCAATAGCACGCGGTTATAATGCAGACAATGTTGTTTTGGACTTAAAGGCTGCCGCAGGAGAGATTGTCGAAGCGGCAGCGGCTTGCAGCAGTTGGCTGGAGTTCTCGGACACCACTGTTTTGTGCGAAGAATATGAGCGGAGTTTCCAGCTCGAAGTCGCTGATGTTATTATGTGTATGCTATCACTGTCTCACGCTATGAAGTGGGATATTGAAGATATTTTACAAAAATGTTTGGATAAGAATGAACAACGAATAAAAGGGGGCGAATAATGGAATTCGACATTAAGAAGGTTTACTCGGCTGTCGATGCTGAGGAGTTGAAGAAAGGCGACAAGGTTATTTGTGCTGATGACCTCGCAATGTTAAAAGACTTGGTGGAGCAAGGCAGGGAAGGCAGCACGATAACGAACATCTTAGACAGGAATGCTTTTCGTTTTATGACCAATACAGGAGAGATAGCCGCTTTTGCCTATCTTGTAGAGCGTGCAGCCGAGGAGAACTGGCGACCTTACAAAGATATAAATGAACTCATCTCAGCTTGGCAGAAAAAGACAGGTGTTACGGCAAGGGCGAACACAATGCCGTCGTTGATATGGGTGAGAAATAAAATTTATTCGGGTATTGCTTGTATAACCTGTTTTTACACGGAAAGAAGTGAATTAGCCATAAGTGGTTGTATTTGTGCCTTAGACAGCATGTTTAAAGAATATGAATTCCTTGACGGCACTCCGTGCGGAATAAAGGAGTGAGTATGCCAAAGAATGATAGTTATGCAGGGCAACTGATTGATGAGAACAAGAAGCTGAAAGAGGAAAATGAAAAATTGAAAAGGAATTATGAAGATGCAATAAGAAATCTTGCTGGATGCAGGCAGGATTATGAAGAACGAACAACCGAGGTTCTTAAACTTGAACGACGGATACAAAAATTAGCTGAGAATCCTTATAACAGTTATGCACTCTGTTTATGCAGGGAGATTGAGCAACTGAATAGTCAGATTGACAAAATGAAGAATTGCAATAATTGCAAGAATCAATACACTGCAGAATGTGATTACGGCAAACATGATGACGAAAGCTGCAATTGGCAGTTAAAGGAGTGATGGAATAATGGATTATATATTGCAAATAGTGAACATTATAGCAGCGACAATATGTGTTTTAGGGGTATTCTCTATTATGCCAATAGAGCCTTTGAAAACATTAATAAACAACTGCAAAGCAGCTCGGCTTATCAATGCGTATTATTATAATACAAAAGATATAAACGATGGTCTCCGCCATTGGATAGAACGGTGTTGTGATATTGAGGATGGTGCGGGTCTTTATATTGGTTTCTTTGATTATATCAGAGACGGATTAATATGTGATATTCCGTGCAAACTTCGACTTGGATATACTAACAAATACCTATTCGCAAAGATTGTAAGAATCGAAATAATATACGGAGAAGACACAGACTTGGCAATAGACAATCCAGTGTATGCGATATATTTAAAAGACATTAAGGAGTGCAAATAATGTTTTTCTATAAAATAAGTAAAAACAATAGAAAGCCATATTGGGTTACAAAATCAGAAAACAATTATGGCGAGATATGGATAAATATGCATGGCGGTTGGTGTTTGAAAAATGAAAAGGATGAAATTCTTGAAGTTGCTGATTATCCAAATAAAGATTCATTTATAGATTGTCATAGAAAAGAAGTTTATTCATATCTTATTAATGATAATTCAGATCTCGGTTGGTTATCACCTGATGGAAGATTTTATGGTTGTGCTTGGGCAGCTCACGAAATGGTAGCTACAGAATATTTTGGTAAGAAAGATTCATGTGAATTAGAGTCAGAAGGCTGGATAAAAGTTTTCGACAGTGTAGATTCTGGAACTCCGGTTTATGCTGAACGTAGAGTTACTGAGTATCAAAGAGTTTGGCTTGATGATCATAATGTGAAGTTCTCTTATTGTTAATTAGATATGGAGGTATAAAAAATGAAAAAACTATTTATAATTATCTTAGCGGCAGCTTTGATCGGGTGCTACTCGGCACCGACTCCGATCATCATTCGCGATATTCCGACTGCAGATGTCTCTGATGATATGAGTGTCGAAGAGTATATGAGGAGTAGCACTGAGTGGGCGGTGCAAATTACGGCGTATGTTAAAGAGCTGATTAATCAGATCAGACACAAGTCGCCATATATTGATTTGAGGGACGGCGAAAAATGAGATATGCTGCGATTATTTGTTTGATTTTGTCCGACATAAACTCTTTGGGGTTGGTTTTTGTTCTTCAAAAAGAAATATCAAAACACACCGACAACTTTTGGATAATATGGGCCGCTGGATTTGTTTTATTCTATCCGATTGTGTTTCTGTCAATTAAAGCGATAAAAGAATTGATTAAGGATGAAAAAAAATGACTGAGATATGCCGTGGTTGCATTTATGCCGGCAAAGATCGTATATGCAATGCGTGTTGGGTAGATTATTATTGGGAAGACGACGAAGTTTATTCTATAAGGAGTGATTATGACGGTAAGAGATTTACTTTTCCAATTGCTGAATGTGGAGAATATCGACGCTGATGTTGTGGTGAGATGTTACGGAGACAAGGGGACATCGATACAGAACATTGATGATATTATTTGTAATTCTGCTTATGCAGACAAGGTGTATTTAACAATCAATGCTGATAAAGTTTTAGAAGATTTTGAGGAAACATCGGATGATGAGCAAATCGAAGAAACACTAACTGCCGATGAAGTCGAAGAAATGGACACGCCGTTTTGAATTAGGAGATGTATTATGACAAAAAAACAACTGATGACAAGAGCCAAGAAGTGGCTGAAAGATTATGTCCTCTGCAGCAATTGCGATAAGAAAGAGGATTGTATTAACGCAGGATCATTCTGTGAAGAAGTGGTTTTGGCGGCTTATGTTGCCGGAGGAGAAGAGGTGAGAGAAGGGGATCGCCAATGAGTTGCGAAGACTATGAGTTATATTGCAGTCAAGACTTGCCCCTTCTTTGTGGTTATCCTAACATAGTCCATAAGGACAAAAACTATCCGTCTGAAATTTTCTCTTTTGGTGTCAGATGCACAGGAGAGCAATCACGTCTTGATTTTTGTTTACCGCTTAAATATGCCGGAGAGACGACAATAGATGGGCATGTTTATGATTTGTTCCTGTTGCCTGAGAATGGATTGGACAATCTGGATTTATGGACTATAGGACGACCATTTTATTTAATGCTGGAAGTGATTGACGATATTGCACCCGACAAATGGTTTTTGTTCCATCCACACACTAACAGATGCAAGACAGTGAGAAAGGTATTCAACAAGAAGAAACAATAAGATAAGTAGAGTCCGCAGCACGGACTCTATCTTATAATAGTATTGGAGCTCAAAAAGCGTTGACAACGGCACAACTTGATGCCGTGAATAGCGGGATTAAAACCGACACTGTTATGGTTAGCATTTCGGCATCATTGAATAACGATGGGACTGCGTATTATGTTACTTATAACAATTGGACTCTTGATAGACAAGATACAGGAAATGCGTTTCTATGTTTAGTCACATCAGAATTCAAGATGACTTATGATAAAACTTATTTCTCTGCGAAAAACGTGTCTTCAAAATGGAATCACGGATCTCTTAATGGTTTAGATTTTGCATCTTCTCCCAATTACACAACACTAACACCAGGAATTTATATCGTTAAGCTGTCGTCGACTGATGTTTATCGTGAATTTTATTCACTTGATTATCTTCTGAACAAAATTTTGTCCATCAGTTAACCGTATTCCATCCACCTTCTAAGGTGTTGGCACACTCATAACCGGTTATTGCGGTTGGAGAAGAAAACGAAGACACGAATTGCTTATTTGCCTTACATTTTTTTACCAAAAAACAATTTGTAAAAGAGCCGTCTGCGTTGTCAGCCTCAATCGCTTCACAATCCTCTATATCATAGCAACCATAAAATGACCTGCCAAGCCCCCTATGATTAGAAGATGATATATTTGTGACTTTACATTTTTTTATCGATCTACAATTTTTGAACGCATAATTTGCCGGATAAGGAGAAGCATAATAACGAGAATTATAGTTTAATGTGACATTGTATATAAGATAATCAACTCCATCAGGAACATTATCGTATGAAAAATATACCTTTGTTGTGTTTGTCGTATCAACAGTATCATTATGCATCGTTATGACCGAGCCTGTTTCTCCAACGATAACCTTAGTTCCGCTTTGAGTTAAATTTATCCCGTTCGCACCATCCCTATCACAGCGTGCCGAATACGTCCCTTTTTTTATCAGCACGCTCGTATAATCCTGACCGTTGCTTGTTACATTATTCGCCCAATCAGCCAGCTTTTGGTCGCTATCCACAACATAAGTAAAGCTATAAACATCTTTTGCCGCCGCCGCTCCAATTGAATTATAAGATAGAGTCCGTGCTGCGGAACCGTCAAAGGTGCTGCCGCTTGCCGCTCCGTTGCCACTGTTGCTGAATGTGATTGCATTGGTAACTTTAGCGGCTTCGTCAACTGGGAACATTTTTACCCAACTCTCTGTGTAAGGCACGGATCCCGAAAAACGCATATAACGTTTATATATCTTTATGCCTGCGGTATCAGAGCCATAACTTATTGCCAACTGAATACGATCTACACCATTATTTGACATTGATGTAATCACCCAAAACGGAGAATTGGCTACCGGCACGCCTGATGTGCATAATGCACTTGTTATGCCGCCTTCCAACGATGAAACAAACAAACTATCCGCGTCAGTATCTGTTTTTTTTGTGATTCCGTTTGCAGTGGCAGCTTCTCCCGAAAAAGTCTTTGTTCCGTTGTTTTCTGACAATCCAAGCACATCGGCAATCTTGCCTTTTATCCATGTCCATATTGTTGATAATGAAATCTTTCCGCCACCTGCTCCTGTTGTTTGTAAAGGCGAATACCCTAATATTTTAGTTGTATCTGCGATTGCAGAGACCTCATCTGCTCCTAATGCAAGATTGGCAACAGCATTACTTTTGTTTTCCAAGGAATACAAAGCGTCGTCTTTGAGTAATGCTTTTGAAACGGCTACGGCTTCCTCAGCAAACTCCTTAAATGGCACTTTCATTGGAATGCCACCGCCCCAATTTGTCTGCACTTGCACATCAGACAAACTTTCGTTGTTTTGGCTGTCATAACCAAAATTACTTGTGTCAGTTGTCTCATAAGCGGAAGATTCGAGATTGCCAAGTGCCTCCTGTTTATTTAGACAGTCTTCAAGATTTAGCGACCGTCTCAAATAATGTTCGTCATATCCTGCTTGATCTTGCATTTTGTCCGCGTCAACAAAATCGCCGACGGCTCTGTATCGAATTGATAGCGTGCTGCCACTGTATGTGTTATTCAGAATACGTACACGCTGATAAATATTATATAATCCCATCTCTGTTGCTGCACGCTCATATCGATTGGTCAAAATATAATCTGTCTGCGGAGTCAGCACGGTATCGCCGACTTTGATCTGAAAGTCCACCGATGAAAACAGATTGTGACTGAGTTCAAAATCTTCGTTATATGGTGCATTAATAACAGTTTCATTATTGATTAATACGCCTTCCGGGTTAAAATTGATAGCCGACATAACAACTCCTTATTTCTCATATACTCCACATCCACACACGCCGTTTATTCTGAAATCTTTGCACGGACACTTTGTATCCGACGTTTTGTCAACTTTGCAGGGACAAAATCCGCCATTCTTCGACAATTTCAATATAAAATCATCAAATTCTTTTTTAGGTATTTTCACAATCACGCCGCCACCCTCACAATCCTGTTGACCTTTTCTTTGTCGATAAATCGAAAATCATCATACCAAACATCGAATAGTAGATACTGAGTATCTGTTTCGGCAAGAATATTCGTGAAATGCCCTGTCTTGCCATTCTGATAACGACCGATATAATAATACTTGTCAAAGTCAAGTTTCTTGCGGTTGTTTGTGCCGGAGAGATACCACATCGACTCGATGCTTTTGAAGTTCAGAATTGCTGCCGCTTTGTCCCAATAAACATTGCCGTTGGTATAGCCTTTGAGATTGACAAGAGACTTATTCAGATAGTGCGGATTCCACATCGAACCTTCGCCTCGTTTCATCGCCGCAATGTTGCACAATGCAGTTATCACACAGCCGAATTTGCCGATCTCATATTCTGCACTGCCCATTTTCTCTTTCGCCCATTTAGCGTCTCTTTGATGAAATAATGTCATTTCTGTTCCTTTGCTGCCGCCTCGTCTTTGTTGTCATCTTCAATATTTTTCTTCCAGCTCTTGATTGTCTTGCTCACAATGTCGTAACTTGCCATTGATCCGGCACAGATTGAGAATGTCCTGATAAGCATTGTTTCGATAATCATCAATGTCCAGCCGCACTCAGCAAAGGCGACCATAAAACCGAGAGGAAGCGAGACAATCAGCGGCAGCCACACATACAGCGGCTTAAACGGAATGATTGACTTTAACACGCCGACCAAAATACATACGACGACAATACACACGCCGACAACGGACAGCTGAGGAATAATAATATCCATAACTCACACTCCTTTTTTTGATAATTCCTGCATGATATAATCTAATTTTATGTTGGTTTGATTGATATTTGATTTTAGATCCGACAACTGTTCTTTAACGAAACTCATATTTTCTGACAGTCTTGTCACTGCATTTGCCTGTTCCAGTCGTGAATCATACAAGTCTTTGATCGATACATCATGATTGTCCAAACGCTCGTCGGTGTCTTTTGCTAATTTGTTGATTTTTTCAGACATCGCTGATTGCAGATTTTCTATTGTTTTGGGAACTTGTTCAAGTTTTTGTGTTAATGTTCCCCACGCAATGCCAATCGTAACAAAAGAACCGATAATGCCTATGGCAGAGCCGACAAATCCGATTAATGTCATTGTATTCATAATCGCCTCCGCCTTTACCATATCATATAAATTGAAATATTTTTGTTGCAAAATGCAAACAAAAAAAATGAATAAAAAAAGACCGCCGAAAAAATCAGCGGTCGATAAAAAGACTTCAATGTGTTTTTTTAATTCTCTATTCCATGATATTTTTCAAGCATTTCTATTTTCTTCTCTATTGAAAATGTGCGTTCTCCCCGTTTTACTTTTGTAAATATTGACTGATTAACACCTGTTATTTTCGATAATTGATATTTTGATGTCTCATTCATCATTTTATCAAATTCACTTTCAATTTCTTCAATAGTTTTTTTTTGATAATATTCTGTCATCTTATCATACTCCTATTTTTTGCTTGACAAATTTCAAAATCTATATTATCATACACAATGCAGGATTGCTCCTGCACTGTGTCTTAGTTATTTAATCAAACTAAGAATCGCGATGACCGCCGCTGTTATTGTTGCTATATCTGCCAAGACTGACAACAATCGGCGGCATCTTTTTATCCACTTTTGCATTTCATGTTCACCTCCTTGTTTTTCATAGTTTGTTTTCGTCTTTATCATCTCTTTATGTCTGTATAATAACATATACTTTATTTTTTGTCAAGTAAAATATGCAAAAAAATACAGTTTTTTGTAAAAAAAACACCGGCAAAAGCCGGTGAGTAGTTAATTGTAATTTTGGAACACCATTATGCCTGCAACAATAACAGCCCCAGTTTGTAGACGAGGCGACGGCGTTGTTATCTGTCCCAATCTTGCGGCTCTTAGATATTGTGCCAATGTTCCTTGCCATACAATCTCGTGATAATACTTGTTTAGAGTGTCGCTGGATTGTCCGTGTGCGTCAGCAAATAGGACTACCCATGTATTCCAAAGACGGCTTGTGTGGCTCAAGTAGTTTCCATCAATAAACTCATCAAAGTTAGTAAGACTGGACGGCAAAATCGGGAAACTAACAGGACTTCCTTCCACTGTAACAACGGCTGATGTGTAGTACAAAGTCACACCTTTGCTGACTGTCACTTTTAAGGTTTGGCATTTTGCTTCACCGTTTATCTCTGCAGAAGAAGAAAGAACTTTGTTTGCCTGTATCGTTTCAGCTGTGTATAATCCGCCACGACCATATATCATGCCGTTCAAATCAATATCCCCATTCCCTTGTATATTTGCTCCGCCTGCTGTTATCGCTCCGCTTGTCTGAATACTGCCTGCCGTGACTTTGCCTGTCGTCTCGATTGTCTTAGTTTTGAGGTTCATTAAGTCTTCGGCACAAATAACTTGTCCGAGTCCGTAATACTCAAAGCCGATATGCTTCCCTTCTGCATTCGTTGGTAATTTAATGAGATTGGGGCGGTCACTGTCTGCGAGAGCAACCATATAATGACCGGCTGCCGGTATTTCGTCACTTGTTGCATCACGAGTGTAATCACTGCTTACAGTCTGCCCATCAATGAGCCATATCCTTATGCTTTTTGTCAAATCAGGTATTTCAGGCAAATCCGCCACTAATATACCTACACCGGAAACAATGTTATAATCCAAATACGGCTTTATCGGATCATAATCCTCACCTGATTTAATAAGTTTTGACATATCTGTTTTGGTAAAAGGATTTTGTCGTCGATTAAAATACATTCCGTTTTTTACAGCCATAATCACTCCTTAATCAATTTCTTTGATATTTTCCAACATTTTTATTTTCCATTCGAGAGTTTGCAGCGTGTCGTTTACAGCCACATCGTAATTGCCGAGTGTTACATCGCAGTTATATCCATGACCATCTACTGTCCACGATGTTTCGGTGATATAACCTGTAAATAGTTGTTTCGTATAACTATATGCACGAATGCGATCTATAAGAATGTAGCCATAACAATGCAGTCTAAAAGACAACCAGCGGAAAGAACTTGTAATCGGTAATATTAAACGCTTCCATTTCGATACATCTGATGATGAAACTTCTACACTTACCACATCTGCTGCCAACGTTTCGCGATCTTCTTTGTATGCACGAACAGAGAAGAAAGGATCTCCGAAATTATATAAAGTTTTTACACAATAATATATTTCGATGAATTCTATACCGTCAAACAGTCGTTCTTCTTCTAATGGGAAAACACATTCCCCTGAAAACCCGCTGACAACGATTGATTTGCTGCCTTCCACAGAATTTGTGTCTTGCTGCGGATAACTTCCCGGAGAGCCGTTAAACCAACCTTTAATCGGTTTGTCCGGTGGATATGGGTAAAGCAACACCTTTTCACAGTCGGCCAAAGTCCATAATATTTTTTTATTATATTGTTTTTCAACCTGTATCTTTTTGCCGACTTTTGGGAAAAACTTATCCACATTAAGACTGCTGATAGTAATTGTTTTTTCTATCTGTTGCGAAACAATTTGATTGTACGCGTAATCAAGAGCCGTTTCGTTTCGGCACACTGTTGAGACCGTTACGACATCTTCGATCATTCCACATTCGTTTTCGAGCCATGTAGGAGTAGGGTATTTGACCGTTCCTGTGGTAACATGATTGCCATTATTATCGAAGTAATCATTGTTTTCGTCTCCAACTCTTCCACAATATACATCTTCCGGCTCAGGATCGGCTATTGTCTCACCTTCCACAGTCTTTGTTCTGTCCTGATCGCCTTTACGATACACTTTTGCTCTCGTCAATTTTACATTATTGTAATTTGTTTTGACCTTTATTCCTGCATAATCCGGTGTGTCGCCAACAAACAACCGACCGCTAATTTCTGTTTCCGGGTATTTAACAAAGAAATTGCGGTATTCATCTACTCCCCAATATGCGTCACTGTCTACCGTATCAACGAGATTATTAAGCATTGTCTCTAAATCAGTATCTTCGTATTTTAATGAAACCGTCCGTCCGTCTTCATCTATATCCGTGTCGATAAGAGGTGTGTCCGCTGCTTTAATTGCGAATTCAGGATCAAGAGAATAAGCCGTATAAAGAATGCCGTGCTGCGAGTTTTTGGTATTGAGTATGTTGTAAAACATTCCGGCAGCGGTTATAACATCATAATATTGTGTCTTGTCAAACAGCAGTTCTTTCAGTCTCGTTCTAAGCGGTACAAGAGAAACACTGCCGCCGTCATCATCGCATTTACTGTCAATCATTCCGACATACAAGAGATTTGTTTTGTAGTACACTTCGACAATATCATTTTTGTCGATTGTCCAATCAAGAAAATTAAAATCTATTGAACCATTTGCCGGTCCTTGCTGATTAATCTTAAACTTTAATTTAGATATTGGGCAATTGTCAGATTGAAGAAAAAACTCTCTTTTAAGCGTTCCGTATTTGTTGTAACATTTTATACGCCACGGATATTCAGTCGAGAAATCTTGCCAAACATGTTCTGTCCTTCCCGATGAGCCGCTGGTAGAATGTCCTCCGCCGACAACATCTTGTCCAACAACATTGTTATCGACAATCATAATATTCGCTCCTTCGCATAAAATCTAAGACTTCCTGAGACAGCTGCTCTAAATCGCAAAGTATTGATCCCCGGCACAAGACTGAATATGCTGCCCCCGCTAAAAAACGAAGATTCCTGTGATTGCCCGGCTATCTTTACTGTTCCGTCTCTATGATCCACTGATAACCATAGTCCTGCTATTATCTCCATATTGGAAGTCCAGCCTTGACCAATTGTTTGGTTTGTCAGCTCGCACCATGGACAAGTATTATTCGGTTGGAATTCCATCACAAATGGCGTATCAATGCCGGTATTCATAATCGTAATATCTAATGCAGTTCCCGCAGTAACGGCAACTGTTGTTCCGTCAGTATTCGGGAAATAAGTTGCTTCCACCGCCTCAAAATAACTTTTCTCTGCGGTCAAAGTGACGGTTATACCGTCTGCAATTGCCAGCTTTTTGTATTTTTCGCCTTTAATGGCTGGGCGGACTTCGATACGATATGTCTTTGCTCTGTCTCTGACGCGCCAATACAGCCACATCTTATCCATAGGATTATACAGAAACCACCGAGCGACTTTATCAATTCTTTCGCCGTTCAGTGCCGGTTTGTTATTGTCTCCTCTGAAATGTGTCGTAAATGTAAACTCACGATTGCCGATAGTTGGGCGACCGTCAAAGAATCCGCCTGCAATTCCGCCCGGAGAGGATATCTTCTGCGACACTTTCGGCAGTCCGAAATCAATGCTGCCACAATCATCAAGTGAGAATTTCTCCGTATCTCCAAGACTTTCTCTTTGCAGCCATAATGTCATATTTGTTTCATCGAGTTTTTTTGACATTACATCTAAGCCCCATAAAAACTCGCCGTAACATCTTTCAATCATCGTCTGCTCCTAAACATCTCATCTCTTTGTATCTCTATCAGCTGCTCTTTTATTGGTATTGTCGAGCCGTCGATTACACATGTAACATTGACGGTTATATCTCCGCTTGTGCCGCCTTCCAATGCCTCGGCAAGCGTTGCCAATATATCATTGGTATTCTCGTTCGTGATAACATTCGCCCCTTGCGGCAGCGTAACAAGCTCAGGACCTTCTTCACCAACGAGAGCCATTCCACCTTGGAATGCCGTAACTCCTGTTGCATAAGACGGCACGGGAATATATGCCGGTTCTTTCGGCAAAGCTCTTGGGGTAGGGTTGGCAGGCGGTGACTGACTTGCAATTGTTCCTGTCTGCACTCCGGCAACACTCATCAATGCAGTTGTCAATATACTTGCTGCGATTGGTCCGGCTATAGGTCCTAGAGGCATACAGCTTGCCCAAGCAGCAGCAGTTCCGGCTGCAGCATTGATCCATACCTGTGCAATCTGACTTGCCATTGTCGCATAAAAAGCCTGTTCTTCCGCTTCGTGTCTGCTTTTATCGGCGGCATTTTGAGCTTTGACTGATTCGAGTTCGGACTCATGCTCAATTCTAAGCCTTTCGTTTTCGGCCTTGACTTTTGCCTCTTCTTCTTTTTTATTGGCTTCGTCGATTATTTTCTGCTTTTCGACTTCTGCCGCCAGCTGATTTCTATTGCGTTCTGCTTCCTGTAATTTCTCGGTAGCAGTTCGTTTCTTTTCTTCCTGAGCCGCAAGAGCAGTTTTCTGTAATTCAATTTCTTTATTTTTCAGAGCTTCTTCCAACTCTTTATCCGTCTTGCCTTCGAGTGCCTGTTTGTATAACTCTAACTGCTCATTACGGAATTCTTCATTTTCTGTTTCGAGTCCTGTGTATTCGTCAAGAGCTTCCTGATACGCTTCGATAGAATTCTGATACGCTTCTTGTGCTTTTTCGAGTTCTGTCTCATATCCTGTTTCAAGGATAATACCACGCTCCGCCCATTCCGATTTGAGCATTTCAAGACGTTCTTTCTTCTCCTTTTCAAGTATGCCCATTTGATACTGCGTTCCGAAGTTTTCATCATTGGATTTCTGCAATTCCTCACGCTGTGCATCGTATTTTGCCTTAATGCCGTCAAGTGTCTTATTGAGATCATCATCTATTTTGTCAATAGTGTCTTGAATATTTTCCAAAACAGCGTCAAATACTGCACTTGTTGCTTCACCTATTGCCGACAAAGTGGATGCGGCAACTTCCAATCCGACTTGGACTTTCTGCACTCCGTCTGCTTGTTTTTCAGACCAGCCTGTATCTTTTAATGTCTCTGTGTTCTTGTCCCAATTCTGCAAATGTCCGACAACCGCAGAGACTGAATTCGACAAAGCGTTAAATGCCGCCACACCCGATTTGCCGACAGAGCTTGCGATCGCAGCATTGACTTTGGTCAATGTTCCGGGAAGTGCATCGAAGTTTGTCTGAATTGACGATGTGACAGCTGATACGGCAGTGGAGAATACGGAGAGGGAAGCCGATATGTCTTTCGATGCCTCGGCTGCTATTATTTTCGTTTCTTCGATAGACTGTTTATTAATCTGAACCCAGCGAAATAAAAGACTTTCTTCTTCTTTTTCGAGAGACAGTCCGTTTTCTTTTCGATCTTTCAGATAATCAATATAGTCTTGAAGTTTTGTTTTGTTAAACAAATCCTGAGCAGCGGCATCTTTTTGATAATATCCTTCATAGCCGTCGTATTGTCCTCTTATCAGTTCTGATTGAATATTAAGATATTCTTCGAGATTCTGTGCAGAGTTTGCTCTTATGTCTGCTTCTTCTTGTGCCGCCTTTGCTTTTTGTTCTGCAATAACCGCTTGATATTTTTTCTCCCTCGCTTCTCTCTTGGCTAATTCGGCATCGAGAACAGCTGTATTCCCCTCTATAAGTTTTTGCTCAATAAGACTTGCCTTATAATCTCGTTGTTCTTTGATTTTGACATATTCATTATGAGCTTCAAGGTCTTTTTCATACTCTGTGCGATTGTCAATTTTTAGTTTTGACTGTTCTTCCTTTTTTCTTGCTTCTTCTTCAGCGGCAGCAATTTCCGCCTTTTTCTTACGAAGTTCTTCGACTTTTTGCAAAACAAGATTAACAGCGGAATCATCCAAGTACAAATCAGATAATTTCTTTTTTATTTCTTCTGTTTCCACACCAATATCCTGTAGAGACATCGCAAGGTCACGCAATGTTACAAGTTCTCCATTTAGTGGAGATGCAGTATCTTCAAGACGTTTTTTTTGTACTTTTAATCGATCCAACTTTTCTTTATGATACTCAGTCCAATAGTCACGTTCGGCTTGAGTATTCATCTTTGCTGCGTTTGATATGTCCTCTTCTTTGTTTTTTATGTCTTCAAGAAGTTTTGCATATACTCTTACGCTTCCTGATGTTTCTGTAGTTGCTTTCTTTAATTCTGCCCATAGATTTGTCGCATTGTCTGAGGCTACCGATTTATCAAGTTCTGTAACGGCATTATGAGTCTCTTTGATAGCCGACACATACTCTTCGATTGCCGTTTTTTGTTTTTGTGTTGCGGCAGCGTAATCAATGCCTTCTTCAGCTGCTGCCTTCTGCTTTGCAATAAACACCGCTAATGCAGTTCCTGCTGCCGCAAGTCCAGCAACTAACAGCATAGTAGGATTTGCCGCCATTGCAGCATTTAAGCCTAATTGTGCAGTTCTCGCACCGTTAATTGCTACAGTGGTAGTTTTTAGCAATGGAATCAATTTGCCGAATGTTGTTGTCATTTTTGTAATCGTGCCAAGAGCCGGACCGAATACAGCCAATCCTGAGCCGACAGACAAGATGACAGACTTCATTCCGCTGCCCATGTTTGACCATGATTTAACGGCTTTATTGGCAAAATCTACCAAGGATTTGACAGTCGGTAAAACTTCTTCCATGACAGCAGCACCAAGCATTGACATGTTGCCTTTGAGAGTGGAGAACTTGCCGGAGAGGGTTTGACTTGCCGTTTCCATTCCCTTGTAGAATACGCCGCCTTCGCTTGTCATGTTCTTGAATGCCTGATTTAATTCATTAAATCCGACTTTGCCCTCTGACACCATTTTAATAATCTTGTCTTCGGACACGCCCATAATATTTGCAAGTTCTCCAAGTATTGGCACACCGCGGTCAATCATCATATTCAGCTCTTCCATTGATGCTTTGCCTTTGGCTGCTACTTTTCCGTAAGCAGTGGAGAGTGTCTGTAATGCTTCGGCAGAGCCTTTTGAGCTGTCTCCGAGCATATTAAGGACATCGTTTACATTCTCTGCTTCAATGCCGAATGCGAGTAATTTCTCGGTGGACTGAATAAGCGGATCGGGATCGAACGGAGTAGCGGCAGCCATTTCATTGATAGTCTTTATCATCTTTTTGGCAGCCGGTTCTGTTCCGAGAAGTGTCTTGAATGATGCGGTATAATCTTCAATTTTTGACGCAGCTTTTAAGCCTAATCCTGCAAGCCCGACAAGCGGTGTAGTTAATGTCAGTGTAAGCGTGTTTGCAAGTTTCTTCGTATTCTCAATAACTTGTTTGTTTTTTGCTTCTTCTTTGTCTTTGTAATCAATATATGATTTTAAACGCTCGTCATTTTCTGTTTGTTCGACAAGCGTTTTGGCCTTTTCGTATTCTTCATAATCGACAGCACTCTTGTTATCGAGTATTTTCTTTGCGTTGATATAATTCTGATAGTCTTCTTCGAGTTTATGATTGCTTGTTTCCCAAGTCTCTTTGATTTCATTACATGCTTTTTGTGTTGCCGTAATCAAATCACTCAATGCCGATGGATCGACTTTTACACCTAACTTCAAATTTGTTGCCGTGTCTGACATACTATCTCCACATATCCGCAAAGTTTTTCACAACAGCCACATTCTCACTGCTTTGCGGTGTAGATCCGGCTGGGTGTTCTTTTGCTGCCTTTTCGTTTTTCTTGCTGATTTCGTCCATAAGGAAATACATCTGCGGATAAGTGAGTGTATAAAGTATTTTATCCGCAGGTATTCCTAAGTGATAATGTTCGAGCAGCGAGGCGACAACCACCGCCACATCAAACATATATTCTAATCCGCTGTCTGTTCCGCCGTCGTCAGTTCGTTTTTTTTTATAAAAGAAAGCTGTTCGATGACCTGAGTACAAATAACGGATATAATCCTTGTAATATCCGACAAATCAAGATGATTGTCAATCCATTGCTGATTTTTCTTCATACAGATTTGCAGGATTTTATTGATTTCATCTTGGTAATTTTCATACATTACAAACATCTGCTTTGCAGCAGCGATCATTTCATTTTGATTGCTTTGGTCAATAGTGCCAAAAGTCAATATTTCTGCGACAAGATTAGAATTCGTGCCGTCTTTTTCTTTGTCTTTGTAGAAAAGCAATGTTGCCATTGCAGGTATCTTTTCAATCTTGATCTCCTCACCACCGACTTTAACGGTAATGGGAGTAGGCTGAAATACTTCGATATTTTTTACTTGCATTTTGCTACTCCCTTTCCCCATTACCCGATAAGTGCCATTTCATAGAGCTGGCTGCCAACAGGCTTGCTTGTGTCGTTTCGTGCCTCAAGTGTTACATTGAAGTCAATAAGATCTGCAGATCCGTCGGTCTTGAGATTTAACGCACCGCCCTCCGTGAATTCACACAGATAATAGATTGTTTCAATCTTTCGGCCGTCTGACTGCTCATTGACGATTTTAACCATTTTGTCGGTAGTCGTAACCTTACCGCCCTGATGGATAATCGTCTTTGCGATCGGCGTATAAGTATATGCAATTGCCGTTGCTGCCGTAGCGTCAAAGCTGCCGCCCGACTTGAATACGATGCCGTATTCGCCGAATCCGTCAACAATGATTTCATAATCAGTGTTCAGTGTCAGAGTTGTCTCACCCTGTGTTACAACAATTGACGACGGAGAAGCGATCGCTCCGCCTGTACCGGAGTGCGACTGATTGCCGAATTTGTAAAACTTGCCGACAGTGATTGTGTTTGCGGCAAACTTCCAAGCAGTGTCGCCTGTCAGAGATACGGCAGACCCTGTAACATATTCGATAGTAGTCAAACCGCCTGTGCATTTTGCCATGTTTGCAGCGTCAATTTCCTGCATACTGAATGCAATGCTTGCACCTTCCTCTGTTACAACCTTCTTGTGCTGACCGTTTACAGCTGACGGCTGAGCGGTTGCCAACTTAGCGGTTACGGCAAGAGCAGACATTGTGCCGAGATTTTCCCATACGGCATTTGCCGGATCTGAAACTACATCGGCGATGAATACCCGACCCGAACCTACATACAATTTTGTCTGATTTGGTGTGGTATGATAAAAAGCCATGTTTTAATCCTCCATATAATTTGTTTCCATTGCCGCCGTGAATTGGTAACACCATACACCCGACGGCGAATTATCCGTAAATAACTCACTTTCCATAAACATCTTTGAGCAGCCGTCAACTCTGAAACCTATCAAAGCACTTTTTACTTTATCCAGTATTTGATACGCTCCTTCGCCGCCGCTTACTCCTTCTTTGAGCCGCAGTCCTCGCGATAAAATCGTTATTCCCCAGCGGACTGTCAGCTGCTGATTGATTGTATTCGGTGATTGACTGGGTTCGGCGGTAGATCCGAGATAATGCACAAGCACGGCATTTTTTGCAGTCAAGAATTGATACTCCTGTATGTTATCCGGGAATGGTTCAACCTTGACATTGGGAAGTTTTTCTTTCAGTCTTTCGACGATTGCATTCTCTGTATCTGTCAAAAATGACATCTTTAAAACTCCTCTAACACATTGTCCGTGAAAATGCGTTTGTTTCTCACGACGGCATAACCGCCTTTGAGTTTCTCTTCTGTCGTATCAAGTTCAGGAATAAATAACTTTCCGTCTCTGATTTCTTTCAGAAGTTCAATCGCATTTTCGTATGCTTCTTCGATTATCTCGTTCTTCTCACCGAGCCGTCTGTCATACAAGAATTTCACGGTTAAATCAATGGCAATATTACGAATGATTTTCGGAGTCTCTGCCAGCGGCAGCTGATAACGGCCACCGATATAAGAATTAATGATATTATCCGACTTGTCAGATATTTCATTAATGATATTCTCATCGACAAGATCTCCGTCCAAATCATTCGTAATCTGCACATAGATTGCCGGATCTTTGTATTTCTGAATGTCAGTCAAATCACAATACATCGTTTACACCAATTTTACTCTGATAATATCACCTGCGGCGGTTGCTGCATCAAGTGCATAGCCATTGCAAACAGCAGAGCTTGCAACTGTAACGGCTTTGCCTGCTGCGGTAGATGTTCCTGTCGCTGCGACTGCTGCACCAACGCTGATAGCGGCACTTGCTTCAACAAGAGCGATACCTTCTACCATAACCGGCAAAACTTCGTTAGCGTCAACATCAGCCAGCGATACACCGAGAGCCTTTTCACCTGCGGCACACAATGCACCGTTAAATCCGATAAATCGATTTTTTACTGTTGCAGCTGATACCGCAATACTTTCCGTTAATACGGGCTTATAAGTTTTAATTCCCATTTTTACACCTCACTCAAAAAAAGTTTTAATTGTTCCGAACACTCATCATCTGACAAGAAGATATGATCGCCTTGACGGTAGATTGTGCCGCTATGACTTATAGTCATATCTCCGCTGACAACATATTCCTTTTTGTCATCATTCGTGTCCTTACTTCCTGTTGCCGTCTGCATATTCGGCTTTCCTTCAGCAAAGAGTTTATCCTCATTCTGGATAAACTCTTCCTGATTATTGCCGTTGTTTGCAGCGTTATCTATCGGCATTTCTGCCTTGTCTGCTGTTTTCTTCGGCATACTCACTCCTTACGCATTGGTATCAGAGATGAGATAACCGCCTACATCTGACAGCATTTTGACCTGATAAATATCCGTGCGGCGAACATACTTGATTTTGTTACCCTCGCCAAAGTATGTATCAACCTGCGGCATACCTTTCTTTCGGAATGTGTAACCATAAGACGGCACACGGTAACTGCCAAGATTTTTCGGAGTTACTGCCAGCACGATATTGTCGCCCCACAAATCAACAAATGTTGTTCCGTTCCAATAGGTAGCCTTGCCGACAACAATATCCTCAACATCAAAGAACTCTTTCATCAAGTCCAAAGTAACAATACCTTTCTGTGAATACTTAATCTTGTCAATCAGCTGCTGATGTTTCTTCAGTGCCTTGAAAGTTGCCTCGCCCATAACCATTGTCAGTTTATGGTTTGCACCGAGACAAGTCTTGATAGCCGCCTTTGCAGTGTCGACAACACCGATCGGATCAGAGTTTGCATTGGTAAACTGATCTGTTCCTGACAGCGTAACCTTGTTGTTTGTCGCATAGTTGCTTGCAGTCTGTGCAATGTCAGCAGCGGTTTTCTCGCGGTCAAGTTCGATAGCCTGTGATACAATCTCAACACCTTCCTGTTCAAGATTAAACATATCTTCCTGTTCCTCTCGATAATCGATAGGATAAACAAGATCATGCTCTTTAAGCAAGAATGATGTCTTTGTGCGGTCATCCGGCTGCATAACATTGGAGTTTGCACGGATCGCTCGCTCAGTATCATAAATCTTGAATGCCTCTTTGCCAAAGTTGGGGATTTCACCTGCTTCTTTTGCAACCGACACAATCGGGAAAATCTTGTCAGAGACAAAATCTTCGTTGATATATCCGGTAGCCAACTGTGTTAATACGGGATCTACAACCCTTAAATTACTTAATCGTCCCATTTAGTCCTCCTTGTTGACGAGTTTCAAAGCCTCTTTGTAAGAGACTGATTTCTCTTCCATGATTTTTCTGATTTTCTTGTCAAGCTCAGCCCGATCAGTGTCTACCTCGGTATTTTCGCCAAAGTCATAGCTGTCAAGTCCGCCTGCTGACTGCGAGGCATTCTCATTGACAGTCTTGTTGTTGGCAACTTCCGAGAATTCCACCTGCTTGGGTAAGCCCTGCAAAAATCCTTTGAACTCTTGCAAGGCAGATTTTGAGACCTTTGTCTCACCCTCTGCAAAGTCAAAGTTCCCTGCATTGTCCATAATCTCTGCAAAGTCAAGCACCTTGTCTTTCTGTGCCGGCGTGAGTTTACCTTCTTTGGTCAAACTCTCACAGAAAGCGATAAAATCGGCTTTGCGAGACTGCTTTTCTTTTGCCTGTAACTCGGCAATCTGTTTGCGGAGCTGCTCATTCTGCTCAGCGAATTCCGCATTTTGTTTCTGCAACTCTTCGAGTTCCATTTTGTCCTCCTTGTTTTTATCGTCTTCGGCATAAGCCGATATTGTTTCCGTTGGTGTCGGCTCAGGCAGTGGCTCTTCCACTGCTTTGATATTCCATTCTTTGATAATATTCTCAGCTTCTTCGAGACCTTTCTCTCCGATGAGCCAATTCTTTATCTGACGGAATATCTCGCCGATTGTGTAAAACTTCGATTTGCTCGCCCAATACAATTCAGTATCAGCGAACTCAAAACACTCTTCATTGTCCTCGCTGAACTCCACACCCGGCAAGCCTTTGACAGCCGGTGGCACAGCACCGAGAAATCCGACATGACGCGGCAGCCCTGACGGATAGAATGAGATTGACCGCTTTTTATACAGTCCGTCTTTGACCGCTTCCTCAAAGTCCTTGTTGACTTCTTTCGGCTCAGCCATCATGTAATCACCTTCACGATAGAATCGCTTTACCCAGCCGAATGCTGGAGCATTTGTCTTCGGATGTCCGACAACAAGCGGTGCTTCGTGATATGATGCCTTGTCCTGCTCGTTATAGAGTTTGCAAGACTTGTCAATGTCTTCGTTCGTGTAAGTCTTTGTCACGCCGTTTGCACTCGTATGCGTTCCGGCTTTGAAAACTGCAAAAGGTTTCATCTGCACTCCTTGATTTTTGATAGTTTTAATCTATCACACTTTATTAAATATTTTGGTTGCAAAATGCAGATAAAATATTTTTGCATTTTTGATATTATAATTGTATGGATAACATCACTCAATCAGATATTAAAGCGTGTCTCAATAAGTCTCCGGAAGAAATAGTTGATTTCTTCAAGGCTAAAGGCTGCCGCATTACATGGGATTGGCAAGACGATTGGCAGGAATGTCAGGCAAAATCATTCACTGTTGCAAAAGTAATGGAGATGGATATTCTGCAGGATATTAAGAATGAACTTGTCAGAGCATTGGACAGCGGCGAAACATTGCAGACATTCAAATCCAATCTTGAATCTGTTCTTGCCGCTAAAGGTTGGTGGAAAGGTAAAAAGGAAGTCACCAATCCCGATACAGGCGATACGGCAGAAATCGAACTCGGCAGCAACCGCAGAATGAAACAAATCTTTGAGACAAATCTGACAACTTCATATCGTGCAGGTCAGTATAAGCAGCAGTGGGAGAACAGAGAGTCTCGTCCGTGGTGGATGTATGTCTGCAAAATGCTGCCGACATCACGAGAAGAACACAAAGCACTGCACGGCAAAGTCTTTCGCTGTGATGATCCGTTCTGGGATTCGTTCTATCCGCCCAACGGCTTCAACTGTCGCTGTGATGTCATTCCATTGACCGAAGATGAGATTAACAAAATCGAACATTACACTCTTCAACCTAAACTTGACAAAGACGGTCAGCTGGTAGTTGTCAATGGCATTCCGCAATATGAGCGTGTCTTGACAAAAATAGAGAAGTGCAAGTCTACTCCGACAACTCTCACACAGAGGAATGCACAAGTCACGATTGACAACAGAAAAATGACATACAAGCAAGCATTCTATCAAGATGACACTATGGCGAATCCTGTCTCTACTGATAGAGGTTGGAATTATAATCCGGGGAAAGCTGTTTATTTTGAGCCGGATCTGACGAAGTATGACAAGCCGTTTGTAGACGCTTATTTGGAGATGAAGGCGGAGTTTGAGGGGAATCGACATAGATTGAGAGTTGACGCAGCCACAAATGATAATTTACTGCCAATAGGGAAGCGTTTATATTGGAAAACGAAAGGAATAAACAAATTATATGAGAAAATAAATGACAAAGAAATAAAAACAGGGTGTAATCTGTCTATCTATGATTATGGGAAAGGCACAAACATGAATGGCGAATTAATCAGAAGTATTGATAATTCTATACCTAATACCATAGCTATTTCTAAAACGCAATATCCCGAATTAAAGTCTGCGTTTGAGAAAATAATCAATAAAACAAAAAATCCTAACAAAAATATCGTCTTGACTGACGCTGAAATAACGGCTTTGACTGTGTATTTTCATGAAACTGTGCATAATTGGCATCCAAAAACACTTTTTGATAACGGATTGAAAGATTTTGAAATAAAAATTATTGAATGTCTTGTAGAGTGTATGGCAAGAAAAAAGACAATCGATTTTGTAAAAATGAAATTCGGGAAAGATGTCGCTGTAAAAGAGGGAAATTACGCAAAATATTACAACGCTATAATGAAACACGCAAACAAGATTGATTATGACGCAATAGAAAGCTATCTAAGAAAAGGTGATTTTTACAATATTGGAAATGATATTCAAGGTTTATTTGGGTGCTCTGAATCAGAAAAAATCTATATAAAGATGGAAGTATTACGCTTGCAATAATGCTCGTCTTTGTGTTTCGAGTTTCTGTGCTAATCCGTCTTGATTTTTCCAATATTCCATTTTTTCTATATCACCTATAGATTGATAATAAAAATACAAATCTTCGGCCGCACAAACATCTGTTAATTCTGAGTAATACATTTCTTTAGGAATGTCGTTTGCGTGTGGAGCAGGATCATCACATACATCAAAAACTGTTAAGTGTCCCGGAGTAATCATATCATCACCTCACATATATTATACAACATTATCGGAGAAAAGCAAGAGAAATATTGAATTTTTATAAAAAAAAAGAGCTTTTATTAATGTGTATCGATAAAACAATCTAAAATATAAACTATATCTGTATTATCATCTTTTGTGTATAGCATTCTGATTTTCCCTTTTTTGCCTTGTCGATGATACACATCGAGACTTTTAACTTTTTCGTATTGATTGATCATAGGCATAATTCTGTCAGATTTTTTGCCTATATCCTCTTTTTTCAGTTTATGATCATCCTTTGCTTTCAAATCATTTTTGCTTTTGAATGCCTTGAAAGTTTCTATTATTTCTTTAAAATCTATTTTGCTTTTTGGATAATCATCAATCGTGCATTTTGTGAAATCAAGATATAACGGTTTATCAACATACAATATCTTTTTATCTGACGAAAAAGTTTTTTCGTTTACATGTAATTTACTCATAACGATATATAGTAGAATAAAATTTTTGAATGGCTTGTTGTGTTATTTCCGTATTTCTACCTTGCTTGTATGCGTCCTGCCAAGGCCTTTCCGAATGAGTTAGTTGAATAAGTTTCGAGCCGCTCATCGAGCCGTAATGATCAAGTGCAAGATCTGCCATTTTTAAGTCTTCAGGATCGACTTTTACTTCAGCGTCGGATTTCTCAATACCCAAATCTCCATTTCTGTATTTTGCATACACTTCGGGAACTACAGGACCGTAATCCCACGCTTCTATCCTGTTGTTAAAAATCGGTTTTTTATTAATTGCAAGAGATACTGCCTGACAATAAAACAGTAACTTTTGTAATTTCAGATTATCGACATAGATTTCAGGATAATTAATAATATATTCTGCTAAATTAAATACATCGGTCATAGTGCCACCCCCTTTGTATTGCCTAAAGAATATTATAACACAATCTATCGACGAATTCAATATTTTCGTAACAATATCAAGAAATTATTTTTTTTCACAAAAAAACCGCTCTGCGAACAGGTCGTAGGTGTGTGAAGCCTTTGCGATTTACAGAGCGGCAAAAAAAAGAAATACTATAATACCGCAGTCTGCATTTCGGCAATACATCGTGACGCAATATCAAGCAATTGGCTCACGGCATATATTGCACCGATACAGGCTGATTTGTTCTCAAGCTGATCATTCTTTATCAGCTGAAGAACGCCCTTACAACCGTCAAGGCAGATCTCTACCTCGACATCATTAAGCAATTCATTTACCTCCGACATCTCAAACTCCTGTAGTATAATATTTTGAAGTGTCGATTTTTTCAATGCACGGAATAAAAAAAATCGTAAAAAGTCCTACCACCGAACATACGAACGGCCGAGGTGTCACCACTACTCGGGGCTTTTTACGATATAATATCGCTAATTATTACACAATCGGCATTGCCGAAAGGACATGAAAAAAGACACTTATTGCGGATGTGTCTCGACCGCGTATGTTTTTTGGTATTGACATAATACCAAAAGCAGCGGCGTTTGTCAATAGTTTTTTGTAAAAAATGCTGCCACCGAGCAGAAAAAATCAAAAAAAATATCTCAGTGGCAGCAAAAGGAATGTTACTCTTTATTCTCCGTCACTCTTGCCAGTGTTTTTGCCGTGAACATCGCTCTGTCGCACAGCTGACGGAATTGTTTGTCCGGCATATTCGGAAACTTCTCAGCAAGAACATCTTCGATGTCTCCTCTGTCTTTGCCCTCGCTTATCGCTTTCATAACAGGCTTGATAATCGTTTGCAGATACTTCTGCAATTTCTCATCTGTCAGCAAGTCGTCAAACTTATCGACTTCTGTCGGCTGATTTTCGGATTCTGCAAAAGAGAGTGGGGCGGTATCTCTCGGAGTAATGTCGCCGTCCTGCAGGAAGTATGCACGATTCATATAATCGATTGAGAATGTGAACCCCATATTTGAGATAATCTGATCACGCTGTGCAAGGTTAAGATCAATGTCGCCCTCGCGATACATAATGAACCGCGGCATTTCTGCGACAACACCGTAATTCAGTTCGATAATCCATTCTATAAGCGTGTTAAAGGTCTCCTCAACGAGCTTGACATCTGACTGAATTATATCGTCTCTAACTTCAAGATGAACCTTTGCTGCTCCGTAAGTGCCTTTGTCTTGTATCTCGGTTGTAAGCGTCTGACCGAGTATCGCCTTTGATACTTCGGAGTTAAGGAAGTAGAGGAATTCTTTATACACTTGCGATGATGACGCTTTTGCAGATTCTTTCAGCTCCACTGAGCTGTCATCAGGAACAACTGCAACGGCATCTTGTATCATCTCTTCGAGTGTTTCCAATAACTCGTCATTCTCTTCCTGTGCAGTTCCTCGCGGAGTTTTGCCGATTAAAAACGGCATTCCGTATTTTTCAATGAATTGCAGCCAAAAACGCAGACCACCTTTCTTGAATGTGTAATACCAAAAGCACAAAGACAAGTCGGGAAATCCGTAAGGATTATCTGTCGTTTCTTCCTGTTTCGGCACGAGAAATTTCTTTGCCGGAACAGCTTCGCCGAGATAGTTTTCTTTGCTGCGGAATAACAACTCTCCGTTATCATCGAACACGAACCAATCAATAGGTTTACCCAATATTTTTGTCGGGATAATACAGTCCTTGCCGTTTATCGTCTCTTTGCCCCAATATACCTCAATCGGTTTATAACCGAATAGCGGAGCTTCGAGAATATCATCAACGATTTTGTATATCGGCAGTCGGTCGAATATCATCTTGATAAACTTTGCGTGCTTTGACAGACTTTTGCCGCGATCAATATCCCATAGCATAGACTTTGTGCCGGCTTTGCGGCTTCGTATGCAAGCCTTGACATGAGAGTCTGTCTTGATTTCTTTGTATGCCGATATTTCTTTGCCTGCTTTTCGCAGTATCGGATCGGGATTGGACAAGAAAGAACCGCAGCTGAAAAAAGTAAACGCTCTTTGCAGAGACGCAACTTCATCCGAGAGTTTTCTTTTGCCGATTGATACATTAATGCTGTCCTTGTCCGAATATTCGATTTTACTCATTGTCATATCCCCTTGCTATCGATGATGATTTTCTTCTGTTTCCTGTCGATATATTTATCGCACCTTTGTCATTCCCTACTGCGTAACAACAAAGTGCGGCAGCCCAAAACCTGTCTGCATGTCCGTCAGTATTTGATTGATTGACATCAAACCTAATATTCCCGGACAAGCCTATTATCTTCCTCACAGAGTGGAAGTCCTCTCTAATCTCAAAACTTTTCGGAATGCTGATACTGTTATCATCAAACCGTCTTTTTATGCCGAATGCAAGTTCTTCTTTGCTCTTCGGCGTGAATGTTATCGCTTCAACACGCATTTTGCCGAACTTACTCTGTGCTTCTTCGGCAAGCTGCATTCCCAATCCTGTGGCATCTATTGCCGCTCGTCTCATTCTTCGGTGCGATAATACGCTGAATAATATCTCTCGCTGTTGATCAAACTTCATGTCTTGCAGCTCACGATAAAAGCGTGTTATCACCTGTGATCCGACTTTCTCCATTCCCCATATCACCGACAAATGCTTCTTCCTCGCAATATCCATTCCGACAAAGAAGTCATTCTGAATATCAGCAATACTTGTCAGAATGTCTTCGGATTCTGCGGCAGCTATTTCTTCGTAAGTCAGGAATGCTGTTGCTTCATCAACCGGCACACATTCGTATTCCTGCTTCCATGCTGTATCATCGCCGCAGAGTTTACGCTGTTCCGCTATCCACTCTTGCCGTTCTTCATCTGTCAGCTGCCGCCCCGATACTTTGTCAGCAAGTCCGCATTTCACAGCGTCATAAATATCGACTTTGTGATGAGACCACGGCAAAGAACCATTGTTTATCTCCTCGATGAAACGATAATACTTGCAAGTCTTACCGTTATGCGTCGATAATATTCGGATCGGAAATCCCCATGTCGATACAGGAAACGCAGCTTTCCACAATTCATCAGCGTTTTCGTGAAAGGCGAACTCGTCAAGGACAATCTTGCCTTTCTTCGAGCGGAAATTCGTCGGACTGCTCGACAGTGCGTGAATCTCCGCACCGTTGGCAAACTCCAGCGTAAAGGCTTTTATTCCGGTATCGTCAATGACGATCTCACCGACATTCTTTGTTACAATGTTAAAGACCCTTGCCCAATTCACGCAGTACTTGATATATTCAAGCGATGCAGTTAAATCAGCTGAGGAGAACCACACGGCAGGAACGGCTCTTTTTACACAGTCTCGCACATCTTCATAAGCCTGTGTATAAGTCGCTCCAATCTGTCTTGACTTCTCCCACAATTTTATAGGACTGTCATCTTTCAGCCAATCAAGCTGGTATTGCATGAAGTAACTCATCGCACCCCCAATACCTGCTCAACTTGTGCAACCAATTCATCCGGCGACAGTTTACCGGCTGCCACAGTTGACGCTTCTGCGGTTTCATACTTCCTTGACGGCTCTAATGCCTGTATGAGACTTTTAACCGCGAAGACTTGCTGCGTGTCCCAACGGTGTTCTTCCATTCCGCGTGTCAGCTCGTCAACGGCAATCGTCGCCAGCTTGTACAGAGAAGAGTGTAGGGTAGCTTTGTTCTGCATGAACTCGTTCTTTTTGTTGTCCCAATCTCCGGCAATTTTCCAGCGTGACAATGTTTTTCGAGACACATTCATCGCGGCAGCAATCTCATTTAATGATTTTTGCTCTTCGATGTATTGCCTTTGAGCTTCAATCAGTAATGTCTCTTTACTCGCTCCGCCTGCCAATCTCTGACTCCTATGTTTTACTATAAAATCCCTATATTTTTGTTTGCATTTTGCAACTAAAATTATTTGCTTTCTTCGACAAGATGTTTCAGCACGATATTGAGTATCATTTTCTTTGCCTCATCACTGAATCCGAAGAATGGTCGAGCCGGAACATTTATGTTCATCGTAAACGCTTTGACAGTGAATGTCTTGCCTTTTCGTGTCCGTGTATGAGACGGCACAGATACAGGTCCTTTGCTGCCGAATTGGTGGAGTTTCGCATAAACTTTATTCGTGTAAACTCCTGCTTCCTTGCTGGAATGATACTGCTGAATGGACTGCTCCAACTGATAACTATCAGTCAATATCATACGCAGCCACGCTCCACGCTTGACTTTGTTTTTGATTGTGGACTCTTTCAGCGGTTTCCACCTTTTGCTGAGTGTTTCTCCCTCGCTGTTAAATATCAGCTTTGTGTAAGTACCGAGAAATCCTGCGATCTCACGCATCGCCGGTGTCAGATCTGCTGATTTTCTCAAAAGCTCCTGCAGCTTTTCCTGTATCTCGTTGTCGTTTACATTGATCTCTATGGCCATAAATCACGCTCCTGTTTTAACAATCTTTCCGGCGGTTCTGTCTTTGCCGTCTTGTTTGGCAAAGCATTGTAAATCGATCGGTGAGACAATCCTAAGTCCATTGCCAGCTCTGCAATATTGTTGCCGTTGAAATTATCGCTGACATATCTTCTGACAAAACTCTGTGAGAAATTCTTCGGGACAAGTACCTTCATTCCGCCAACCTTGTCGATAATATTGCTCAGCTCTCGTCTGCCGAATACTGCAAGCATTTGTTTCAGAGACGGAGACAAGCACAATACCTTTTGCGGAATATACAGCACTGTTCCGCGGAAGTACCGCATAAAATCCCTCGCGATCTCAATGCCACATTCTCCGGCGATGATTTTGAGATCATCGTTCGGCAAATCCTCGTATTCAATCAGGTCATATATTCGCATAACTTCTCCGTCAGGACACCCCCTCCCCCTATAGAGCGGCGTGTCCTCGTTTTTTACTGTTTTGTCCGTCTCGTGCCGTTATATTCGAGCTGAGCAGCATTTTTTGTCCCGTTTATGTCTCACAATGGGACAAAAATGGGACATGATTGTCCCGAAATGGGACATTTGCGTCACTCATTCTCACATCCACAAACACCGCCAAGATGTCATTCGCTTAAACTCATACTTTGCCGAATATAACTCACGCATAACATTGTCAAGGTCATTCAGTGTCATCGCTGACTGAATGTTGCCGTAGTTGTATAGCCGACACTCGTATTCGGCCCGCAGCTTATACACGCAGTCGTAGTGCCAGAATCCGCACGACAAGTCAGAAAAGCCTTTGACATAGCAGTATTGCAGTTCGTCGCCGTAAATCTGCTTAATCTTCTTGCAAGCGTATCTTGCCAAATCGTCACAGTCTCCGTAATCCGTGAAAAACTCTCGGTAAAAGTTGTTGTGGTCAAATGCTCCTCTCCAGCCGTCCCACTTGTAGCGATAGACACGCCGAGTCCATTCAATCAGCTGATCGATTGTCGTAATGTCATCGTAAACCCTTTTGTTTTTGAGATATTCGTCTTTGTTGCCGCTGATTGAATATTTTATCAGCGTTATCAGTCCGAATAAGTTTGCCCATATCACTCTGACGAAGTGATGTAAAATCCACATGCCTATTTTTCGCATTTATGCCCCCTGTTTATTCATCCACGGCAACTCTTTGATTTTGTCTGCCATATCTTTGCTGCTTTGTGCCATTC